CTTATTCTATCAAACTTACCGAGTGGTGTTGGCACTCAAGAGTTAAAATTTTAAAAAGAAAAAGAAAATGAAAGTGAGTGAAAAAACAAACGTAACTATGCCAATTAAAAATATGATTGGTATTGTAGCAATAATTATTTCTGGAGTAATTGGCTACACAGAAGTTACTGCCAGACTTACATCATTAGAAACATCAAGAGAATTATTCCAGGCAGACTTACTTAAAAAATCTGAGCAGTTACCTACAGATCAAGAGCAGTATATGTTAATAGAAGATCTGTATAAAACAACAGAAAAATTAGAAATAACTCAAGAACAAAATATGACAAACAAAGTTAATATAGAATTTTTAAAAGCACAGCTAGAAAAAACTTTGGCTGATGTAGAAGATTTAAAAGATAAAGTAAGAGCAAATGGAGGACACCAATGATGGAAAAAATATTAACACTTTTAGTAGGACTTTTAATTGCTTTAGGCGGTTGGAGTTTATCTAGGACTTTTGAACTTTCAACAGGTCAAGCGGTTCTTTTAAATCAAGTGGATCAATTAGAATTTAATGTACAAATGTTGGAAGAAAAAATAGATAAGATGATGGATTCTGACAAAGATATTATGGACCAACATAAAAAATTATTTGAAAAATTAGAAAACTCTAATACAGGATATAATTATAATTAGGAGATTAAATGTTAGAAGTTGTGGTTGCTTTATTAATGATTGTTAATGGGGAGATAAAAGAACACAGAATACAACCATCTATGAGTGTTTGTTTAAAAGGTAAAAGAATTGCTATGCGTGGTTCTTCAAAAAATGTAGAGTACCAGTGTATAAAATCTGAAGCAGAGACCGAGATTTACATGGGAGAAAAATCTATTAAAAAATTAATATTAAAGTAATGCCAAAAAAAAATTGGAAGAAACCTGTGTCTTATATAATAAACATTGGACCTTGTAAGTATTGTGGAAATGAAATGGAAAATACTGAAAGTTTTGTAGCATTTATAGATAAGACTAAAGCACATTATCAATGTATGAAAGATGATGATGCTAAAAGATCAGAAGATGCTAGTTATGAAAGTAATTAAATTAAAACTCCATTATACCATCCCATTAAAAAACAAATTGCAATCATAATTCCAAAAAATATTAATAATAAATAAAACTCTTTCATTTAAGAAATAGTATTTTTTATTTGTTCAAACTCTTGCCATAAAGATTGTTCTGGAGACCAATATCTTTTTTGGTCTCTTTTCATTTCTATTGAATGTAAAACTGTGGTATGATCCTGTCCAAAATATCTACCAATATCTGTAAGGTTCATACGATATTTTTCAAACAATATATTATGTATTACGTTTCTTGCTCTTACTATATCTGTAGTTCTTTTTTTACCTAACAATGTTGCTTTATGTACTTCAAAGTATACACAAACTTTATTAATAACACTTTCTATTTGCAAAGGTTTTGGTTTAGTAACAGTATAACCTACAATCTTTCTAACATTACTATCTTTGATTGGTTCTTTTTGTAAAATATTTACAGCATATAAAAAGCCTTCCGAGAACCCTACCTCATATAATCTTTCTTCTTGGCTCGTAAGAAGGTAAAATGCTTTCTTAACTTTATATATAAAATTATTTTGATCTAACTTTTTTATATGCTGATTGTAATGTTTACTTATATTTATGGTCATAGATCCCCTACGTTTTCCTTCAGTTTTTTTTAATAATAAAATTAATGAGCTTATGTTCTCATTAATTCTTCTTTTGTCTGCTCTATCTTCCAAAGCAATCTATAAGAATCTTTTTGATACTTATCCACCTTGTGCTTTGCTTCTAGGTACTTATCATGTTTCTTCTGTTGAAGATCCCTGTACCTTTGCAGACGCAATCGGACTTGTTCCATCTTGCTCCTTTTTTACTCTTGTAAAATCAATCCTCAAATTATCAATTTTACATTCTACAGGTTCTCCATTATTGGACACATCTGCAGCTTTCTTTGCATCATCAAAGAGTTCTGTCATTGAAAATGAACATTCTCCATTAATAATTCTCTTATATTTACCCATTTTTATCCTTTTTGGCAACCTCTTTTTTGTGTATTTCTTTAGTCATCTTGTTATATATACTTAAATCGGTATAATTATCCGCTTTAAATTTTTTTGTTGATCTATATAGCTTTAATGCCATCATTAATTGACCTACTTGGTGCGGTTTTATTCGTTTTTTTAAACTGCCTGCCAAAACGATAGTAAACATTTCTGCTAACATAATAAAGTTCTCTTGATAATTACCATAATCTTTTTGGCGATCATCAATAATTTTCTTTTCTATCTCTTGATCTAAATCTGTTATTTTTTTATCCATAAATATATTGAGGTGCCTTGGGGAAGAAAACTACCGAAAGGGAACTAGAAAGAAAAAACTCCCCCAAGACTAAATACAAATTAATTAAAACTTGTATGATTGTTTATTATCATAATTAGGTTTCTTTTGAAACCCTTTATTTGATGGTGCTGTTGGCTTATCATCACCAGAACTAGGTGGTGTCATCTTGATTGTAATCCCAACAACATTACCTTGCTCATCTTTTTCTTCCCATCCAGCTTGATTGTGCCAAACTTCTCCTATCTTAACACCTATGGTCCATTTCTTACCTTCTGGTGCTTTTAGGTTTGGTGGTGCTACCCAATCTGGTTGGTTCTCCGCATTTTTGTTTTGGTTTCTTACCAAGTTACACCATACTACATCTTCACTCATGTTTACTCCTTTGTTATTGTCAGCTTTTACTGACCATTGTTTAATTGCAACTCTTTAGTATCAGCAACATCTTTTATTTGTTGATAAACTTTAGTGTTGTTTTTTATTAGATATTGAATGTGATTAGAATATTTCTCTGCTAACTTATTAAATTCTTTAATATTTTTAGCTGACTTAATCTCATTCTTTATATCTTCTACTTCAATACTATCATCAGTATAAGTAGGTTCTTCTATAGATTCCTCTACAGAATTTTGTTCAAATGGAACAGCATTGTAGCCATCCTCATCTTTGATACCTGTTTTAAGATTTAATAAATTTAGAAACGCATACTTTCTTGAGTATGACATAGCATTACCAGTTCCAAATTTATCTAGGTTTCCAAATGCTGAACACCCATCAACAAGTATGTGTTGGGTTGGATCATCAATGTCATAAACTCTCATAGTACATACGACCATTACTTGTTTTATGTTAGGTACAATCTCTGTCAGATAATTACAGGTCGCATACAAACCATTGTCAAGCAAGGCTTGTGTTGCTACTTCTTGGACTTTGTCGTGCAAAAGTGGGTTGAAGTGCATCCCATTTGCTTTCGTACCTTTCTTGACAGACCCCGCACTTAAACAGGCATCATGTAGTTTTTGATATATATTTCTTTTATTCATGTTTTATTCCCCATAGGTTAGTTATTAGTTTTTCTTGTTCTGGTGCTAAATCCTTATAATAAAAAGGATGATACATATCTGGTGGCTCACACATTTGTGCAAGTTCAGATAAATTACCTTTACAAAACATAATCATACGTTCCCATAAAAGTATTTTCTCAACCATTTTAAAGTAAAGATATTCCAGATGGTCTTTCTTCATTAGTTCATGCGATTGATCAAAAGTAATATGCTCTTTGTCATTTACATAAATTAAATATGGTATCTTCTTTGTACACATATAATAAAATGAAGTCTGTGTAAGGTTATCTGTGGTAGGTTCAGTGGGTAAGGCTTGACTACTCATTGTCCACTCTTCTTTGTTTCTAACCTTTCTAATATTAGGTGGCTTGGTTTTAAGTTCGATCATTACTTTGTCTGTAAGATAATCTACTCTGCCGGTAATAGGTTTAATCATTGTCATTTCTTTGTGCTTAACATATTGCTCACAAATTAATTTGTCATCACCAGCTAAATCTTTGACAACTTTTTTAGTTACACCAATGCAATCGTGTGCATACGAAATCATTTCTTCTCTTGCAAATTTATCCTTGTCATCTACTGCTTCTTTTTTTTTTATTTGATCTAACTCGCTGTTAAAACATTTTTTATAATCTCTATCCCATTCTGTTTCTTTGATTGTTTTTGTTTTCCAAATTACATCTGCAATTAATTTTTGTACTGTGTTATTAACTAGATTGCCAAATGATGGTTTGTATCTCCACAACCATGATCTTCTAATCTTTTCTAAAAAAGAATAACTGATTATGTTCTTGGCAAAGGGTGATGATGTTGATGAATACGACCAATGATCTAATCCCTCTCCACCATTAAATATTGCAAATGCTTCAGCTACTAGCTGTTCTTGTGTTTTTTCTCTGAGTTTCATAAGTTCCTTTTTTCCACTATCTATACACATTATTATTTACTTGTAAAGCAATAAATATGATATATATACATACAAATCAGATAAATAAAGGAAGGAATTATGACACTTGAAGAGTATAGAAAAGATAAGAAACTATCCTATTATGTCTTTGGACAAATGCTAGGACTTAATGGACAAAATCCGGGTACATCTGTGAATAGATGGTGCTTGACAGCTAAAGTAAAAAGATTTCCAGATCCAGAAATGGTACAAAAAATTTTAAAAGTTACAGAAAATAAAGTTACAATAAAGGATTTGTATGACAGCTGGTGGAACAAAAAAGTTTAAGTACAAACGAGTAAAAATTATTTGGCAAGATATTTTAAATGACAATTCTTGGTTTGATACTTTAGATGATGTTAGTAAAATGAATTTTGCTTGGTGTGAAGATATAGGTTATCTGTTCTCTAAAGATACAAAGACAGTTAAAATATTTACATCATTTAATTATGATGGTGATAAACTTAATATAGGTAATGTTACTGTGTATCCACGATCAGTAGTTAAAAAGATTGAGGTTTTAAAATGACCTATGAGGGTATGTTTGATGAGGTTGAGTGTAAGCACGAATTAAAAAGAGCCAAGAAATATATTGAGAAACAAGCTAATATAATTTTGGCACTTGAAAGAGAATTAGAAGAAAAAGAAAACGAGATAATAATAATAAAGGGAAGAAAAAATGATTGATGTATTTTTAGGATCACCGGTAGAATTACAAGTATTAATTTCATTCATAATACTTTTATTGGTTTGGAGTTTATTTAAAAACTAATGAAATGTTTTTATTGTAATGATGATGTCATTTGGCAAAACGATTATGACATGGAAGATATAGATCCAGATTCAACACATAATATTATATCTTACTATGATTGTAAAAGTTGCGGTGCATGGTACGAGATTTATACAGATAAAAAAGAAAAGGAATAATGGCTAGATGGACTTATGCTTTCAGTAATGGAAGTTATAACGATTGGCACAGAGCAAGAAAAGAAAAAATTGCCATGATCGATATTGATAGTGTTGAGGTTTGTCCTCGTTGCTATGAGCCTTTGGCTATATTGGAGACTTGCTACGATAAATCACAGAAATTTAAGGCTACAACCTTGTCAAAGATAGTCGCTAGTCGCTTAAATATACCCTGCTTTTTGGTATTCTATAAGAATCTGACCGAGACTACCCTAACCTTTCGTATCAAGCGTATAACTAGCTCTCCGACAGAGTTTGAATTAATGAATGAGGACCAATGGGTATCAATCTTGCTAGACCTCCAACAAAATCATAGGAAAGTGTGCGACCATGAACAATAGTCGTGCTTTTTTACATATAACTTATAAGTTGTACGGACATCTTGATAAATTAAGTGGGACCAAAAAATCTAACTGTCTCAACTGCTATTTGTCTTTAATGAAACACGCATGGAAAAAGAACAATTATGAGTGTGGTCTAAGATACTCTACAATCGCTAAAGAAACTAAATTATCTAGGATAACTGTTAGAAGAACTTTAGATACTTTGGAAAAATTACACGTTATATCCACTGTTCGTGGTAGATCAGGTAAAACCTATAAGATTAATCAGCTATTTATCAAGTCAGAATCAGATGGATCAATTATGCACATTAATAAACCTAAGATGTATAAAAAAGATCACTCACATGTATATAAAAGATCAGTATTAGTAGAAGACATTAATACAGTATATAAAGGAAATAACATAGATACAATTATAAGAGATAATAGAGGTGATAAAGATAGTTTAATACTAAACTTATCAAAGCTCCCCCTGTTAGAACTTAAATCAGATACTAAAAATCCTTATTATGTTAAATTGGCTATTGAGAAAAAAGCTGAATTGGATCGTGAAAGTAAGGCTACCTATGTACATCCTCAAAAGATAATTAATGAATTAACCAAGATTAAAAAGTTATCTAACCCAAAATATGTTGAAAAGGTTGCGTTCAATAAAAGAAATAATCTTGATTATAAGGGGAGACCGAAAAAGTAATAATGCTCTATTTCCATTGCATTACAATAGAGAATTTGTCATGGTAGGTAGACCAATGCGTAAGGTTTTCTGTCAAGGCTTTACTCGTGCTGGTAGACGTGTTGGAAAACTAATACCATGTAGAATGAAAGGATATGAACTTGCAAATGGTACTTATTACTGTAAATATCATGGCTATCAAAATGTTAAAGGGTTCAGAAAAGCTAAATATACAGATGAAACTAGAATAAAACAATTAAGTAAACTACAACAATTTAGGAAATACACAGATGAACAACTCAAAGAATACTATTACAACCAAGTCAAAGTCAGAATTGATAACAACCAACCAAGCCGATACAATCTGCGAAAAACTCACGAGAGGTTTAACTCTTACAGAAATACTAGAGGAAAAACAGTACGAGTTCAGCTTGATGAGTTTTTATCATTTCTTAAAAAAAAATCCCGAGATGAATGAGAGAATAACAGAAGCTAGAAAAAATGGTGTTCAAACTTTAATAGATAAACTGTTGCAAGTGTTTCAATATCAAGAAATGGAAAACCCAAACCAAATTTTGTGGGTGAGGGAAAAAGTTCGGTTCATAACTTTTCTTGCCAACAAGCTAACAGATCTATATTCCGATAATAAGGTACAAAATGTTAAGACCGATCAATCAATTAAAATTTCATGGGAAGATAACCAAACTGATATGATTGATGTATCAGAGGATATAGTTGATATACCCTCCGATAATAAAGATTAGTCTGTGCTTATCCACTTACCTTGATTGACTGACCAAAATTCTCCTGTATCTGAATTATATTCATTTAATTCAACAGAATTTTTGCTTTCATCTTCACAAAAATAAAAACCTTTTTGATCTGGCATAGAAACTAATATAAAATCTTGATCAGTTTGATCAATCCATTCTTGGATAATTTCTTGATCACAAAAATCCATATCTGGAAAGTCATCTTTATCCATATCAACTTCTGGAAAGTATTTGTGTGTTATCCATTTTTTAAAAGGATAATGTTCATGCCATAAATCAACATGACCACTAGTTTGATTAAGGATATTTAACTCTTGATAAGTTTCTACCCATTCTCTTTTAGGTTTATCTAGTTTTAATACTTTTGTTTTCATGTTTCCTTTCTTGTTGTTGTTTATAATTTCTAACTATTTCTTTCCAAGCTAGACCATTTTGTTCTTTAAGAGTGTTAAATAATTCCTTAACATTTTCTCTTAAATTTTGTTTTTGTAGCTTACTTCTGTCGAAGCAAGAAGTATTCTTCAGTTGTTTATTTATCATTAAAAT